CGCGCCCATCGCGACCGGTGTCGCCCTTCTCACCCTTGCCGCCCTGTTCGCCGATCACCCCAGGCTCACCGACATCGCCCTTTGGTCCTACCGGGCCTTCTGGCCCAGACGGCCCAGTCAACCCCTGCGGGCCTTCGGCACCGCGTTCACCCGGATCGTCCTTCAGGATTGGCCGCGCCTCAAGCTCGGCCAGGCGCGCGACGAGCGGCGCCACAGTATCGGTCACGACCTCGCGCACGAACGGCACCATCCCCTTGGCCAACGCATCGATCTCGCTGTCGTGCATCATGCGGCCTCGCGATGCGCCTTCAGTGCCAGATTGAAGCGCTGCGTCATGGCGATGAGTTTTGTCGCATCGGGTGGGGCATCAGCCGCCGGCTTATCGGCCACAGCGGGCGGCGCCAATGCTGGCGTATTCGGCGCGAACGGATCAGCCTGCGCATCGCGCTTGGCGAGAGCTGCCAGGCTATAATTCTGCTGCTGCAGGTATGGCGACTTGCCCCCCTCGACCGGCCCGAGATCGAGCCGGGCGCGGCCTTCATTCGGTGCCATCACGCCCGCACCGACAGCGAGTTGAATAGAAGTGACCAACGTCGTGCTGTCCATGCGCAGCAGACAGTCGGTGTCGAACTCGGTCCCAAGACCGACGCCCCAACCGATGCCGAGCGCATAGTCGAGTAACTCCTCGGCTTCCTCGATGTGCGACTGCAGTGCCTGCGAATAGTACTCGACGTTGAGCGCCTGCACGTTGTTGTAGCTCGGCAGCGCACCGACACCGACTTTGTACGGCGGGACATGGTAAACAGAACAGACGACTTCGGCCGACCATTTCAGGCTCTCGACCATCTGGCCTTCGACGTTCGTCATCGCGATCTTCTCGTACTTCATGCCGTTGTCGAGGATGGCGACGCGACCGAGATTAATCTTGGAAAAGTTGCTTTCCCACTTCGTCTTGATCAATTGCGCCACTTGCTCGCTCACCTCGGCGGGCGCGGTGAGAATGCCGCCAGGCATCGATGAATTCTCAAACAGCAGCGCCGACGCCTTCTGGGCATTAAGGCCAAGCAGCGAGGCAAGCCCGCTGGCGAACACCGGGGGTGTCCCGCACAACGGATGAAACAGACAGTTCATCCGATCGTGAATGATCTCACGCGCCGGCACGACCATGTCATCATCGATGGCAGCGAGGTTGTCGCTGTTCAGCCGATAGAACACGCTGCCATCATCAGACACCAACGGCTGCACGCGCGTTGGATCGAGGACATGCAGTGCGGTCACAACGTTGCGGGCATCACGGACCTTCAGCACATAGGTGTTGCCGCGCGACAATTTGCTGAGCATCCAGTTTTCCCAAAACTGGTTGCGCGTCTGGTAGTCGTTTGGGCGCCTGAGAACCGGGGAATATGCCGGGTTGGTCGTCTCGGACCAGATGTCGTCGATCTTCTCGACAAGCTTGATCCGCATTTTGGCGATGTCGCGCGCGATCAACGTTTTGCAGGCAAAGTCGGCATGAAACGACGACGCCGTGTCAAGGTTGATCTCCATATTGCGCTGCCAGGCGCCGGCGAACGGCTCACGGATCAGCGGATACCAGCCACCCCGATCGGCTGGCACGGACGACAGCGCCTTCTGCTTCTCTCCGGTGAACGGAATCGGCAGGCCGAGAATCCGCATCAGCGTTTGACCTGATCGATCTCTTGCCGCAACCGCGCTGCACCCCAACGACCATCGACGGTGATACCAAGCCGCTCGGCCTGGGCACGCAGCTTGTCGAGGATCTTCGCGCCATCATCTTCAGGTTCTGGCTCCGGACGAACGACGCGCGCGGTCGGCTGCGGCGCCTCCTCTTTCTGCGACGCATAACTCGCCCTGCGTGCGCCTACCAGCACACGCGCATGATAGTCATTGGCCTCGAACTCGTCGCCAACCCGCAGGCGGCGCGTGTTGTAGCTATAATTTCTGGTCGCAATCAATTTCATCGCCTTGACCTCATGTGAGAGAATTAACGGTGATCAAGGTGAACATGCAGGTTTCAGCCTGCTCAACCGGCTCGTCGCGCGTGCCGGATCGCAACTTGATATAGCGCGCCATCAACAGAGTATGGGGATCAACTGCCACCATCGCTGAGGGCACGACATTGAATGTGACTTCAGTCGCGGTTGTTTTGTCCTCAAGGTCAAAGTCGAAGAGATCATGAAACAGGGCGCCGTCCGTCGAAGCCTGAATCGTCACACGGGCTTGCGTCCATTTATCCGGCATGACGAGGCCGCATACGTATGAGGCGCCGAGATCGACCGCAGTCGATAGCGACGTGCCGTAGCCGATGTATATCGGGAACGTACTGAGAGTAGCCATGAAGCCTCCGAGAGATCGAGGGCGGGGCGGAACGGGGGGCGTTGCCCGCCCTCGACCGGAGCGTCCTAGGAGGTCGGCACCTCGCCGCCCCAAGTGACGCCAGTCAGATACACGACGGCCGGAACTTGCCGACGCATCCAGTTAATCTCCCTTTCGGCAAGCAGCGCCGTCGAGTTTGTCTGGAACATGCTGACCAAGGATGCCCCGGTCGGCGTGTGCGAGTTGTGCGCTGGCGCATCCGACATTTCGAGCGAGGCTTCCGTGCTCGACTTGACCTCCATCCCGCCATCGTCGGCGAGATAAATGTCCGAGGCATTGAGCAGCACGACAATGTTGGAGACATAATCGCTGGCAATGACCGGCATGCCACCCAGCGAGCCACCCGACATCGACATCGATCCGAATTCTGGCTGACCCAGAGGATTCGTCATCATCGCCAGAGCGACGGCGTTGTTGCTCGACATGATCCACACGCCGCTCGACGGTGGGTTGTTGGCCGCAGTGTACTTGGCCCACAGCGCGCGAACATCGAGCCGGATGTCGTCGGCCGTATCTCCACTCGATGCAACAGTGTCTGCACCATTGGTGATCGACGCAGGCGAGATGCCAGGTACTGCCGTCTTCGCCGGATTGATAAAGTCGGTATCAAGCCGTGCCCGCAACGCCTCGACCATTTGATCGCGGATGAGCACGTCAGCCTTCGGCGATGAATAGCGGATCGCCTCGTTGGTCAGAACACAGATATTCGCCACCTTCAACGGCTCCATCGTGGTCCGTTCGAAGGTGAACGAAGTTAACGGCTTTGCTTTGCCCTCGCCGGTCCAGTAGCCGTCGCCGCCAGTGGTCTGCGTGATCAGCGGCGTGCGGAACATCACCGAGCGCAATGCCGGAATGCCGCCGTTACCGAAACGACCCAGAATGGTTGCTTTGCGCAGATAGCCGACGAAATCACCGACCGAACTGGTTTCCTCGCCGATGAGGCCCTCCAGCCAGTTGCCGGCGAGTGTCGTGCCAGCCGGTACCGGAGCTTTCTGCATGAGATCGCCAACCACAATGCTATCGGGACCATAGAGTTCGCGCGCGATATCGACCGCAGGACGGAACTGCCGCTGCGACAGCAGAATGGCCCGCACCATCTGCGCATAAGCAATGCCAGGCGGAAGCTTTGGCTGCGCCTTGACGATGACCGACGAACGCGCCTCGGCGCCGTCTCTCGCCGTCTCAGCCTTGATCACCGGCTTGGCGGCGAACGCCTTCGCCTTCTCGACCGCGCGCAGCCGCACGAGATCCTTGTCGATCGCCTCGACCTCGCCGTTCAGGCGATCAAAGTCCTCCTGCTCGGCCGCGTCCGAGGTACGATCCTCGTCCATCGTCTTCTGCATCACGGCTTCCATGGCGCTCGCGCTCGCCATGCGTTTCGCTTCAAGCGCGCTAATTTGCTCGGCTATCGTTTTCACTTCAGTGCCCTCCTGGGCAATTAGTTGAGATCGTCCCAGGGCACTGGGTGGGTTCAGATGAACGACACCGTGCGGCGTTCGCTGGCCGGACACGGCCCGCTGCGCGGTGTCGAGAGAACGGATGGTCGTTATCGTCGCTTGTTCATTCGCCGCGATGGTCACGCAGCTCAACTCAAGCCAGGACCATTTTTTGAAGCGGATGCCCTTCGTGGTCGGAATGATCTCGTGCTCGAGACTCTTGAAGCCGATCGATAAGCCCGGCACCAATCCAGCTTTGATCAATGACCAGGCGCGGTCGATCTCGGCCGTAACACCTTTGGCAATCTGCGCGACGATCTCGATCCCGGCCTTGCCAACCGTGGCATGCGTCACATGCCCGATCGGTTCGTCGCTCCGGTGTTGCCAAAGTAAGGGGATTGGCAACGTGAACTGTGCACCCATCGGCTCAACCACGTCATTCATGCGATCGGCAGTTGGCGTGGTCGCCATGCCGGTAATCCGGCGCGCGTCTTCATCCACCGCCTTGATTTCAAGGAGGCTGAAAGCCCGGTTGATCATGGGATCACATCGTCTTGTTGGATGGGAAGAACCACAGCATGCACAGAGCTATGAAAGCGTAGACGGCGCCGCCCTGTAGCGCACCGAGCCACCCGCGCGTGAAGTAGTACCAGACGACGCAGAACACGCCGCCAACGATCGTGATGACATCAAGGACGCGGATGTCGAAGAAGCCGCCGCGGTAATACAGCGTGATGTTGAGGATGTCCCCGAACTCGTCCGAGGCTATGCGGGCGCGGCGCTGCACACGTTGACACCACGCCCGCACGACACGACGCTACTTACGCAACGCCGAGTTTCTTGCGGCGACGTGCGAGCGCGAGCATCACCCCACACGCTGCGATCAATCCCGGAATGCCGGCGCCCACGATGGGACCGGGCACCTGTTGCGGCACCAGGAAGAACGAGTCCGGACCATCGTTCGCACCCGAGATGCGTGCGTAGAAGATGAGCTGGTCGCCCGCCTGGATGTCGGTGCCGAGGTTGATGTCGAAACCGTTCAACGTGTAGTCGGGAAAGCCCGTGCCATTGTTCTGCGACGGGATCAGCGTTCCACCCGGCTGGAGCAGCGAGTATTGCGCCAGCACGGTATGCTGCGTCAGGTTGAGAAGGGCGAAAGCCTCCAGCGTCTGCGCCGTACCGGTGTCGTTGACATCGATGCCGATGGAGAACTGCAGGTTAGGATCGCCATTGGCCAGCAGGAACGCCCGCAAGAACGATCCATCGTAAGGCAGGCCCACGGTATCGAGGCCGGGATTGGCGCCGCCTGACACGTTGGTCGAGAAGAAGATCGCGTCGGAGAGATTGCCGCTGTTCTTGAAGTTGGTGTAGCCGAAGTCAGCCTGCTGCTGTGGCTGGTTGTCGCCGCAGATGACGCACGGCGTGTTGAGCGGCTGGTTGCCACCTGGCACCGTTGGGGCGAGCGACAAGGTCGTGCCGGTATTACTCCAGAGCTGGCCGCCGAGAATAATATCGGCATAGGCAGGAGCCGACAGCGCACCAAGCATGGCCGCTGTCATCAAAAGTTTCTTCATTGGGTAGATCTCCTCTGGCTAAAACTGATTAAGCGAAGTGCAGGTGAAATTCCGGATTTTTATCCGGGTTTTTCACCATTACGGTTGCGGCATCCATCAGTGCGCACCACGGGTCGATCTTCGCGTCGCCCGCGTTCTGCTTGGTCGCGCGGATCGCCGTCGCGGTCGGCTCGATCT